GAAGCGCCGCCATCCGGCCCGCCTCTATCCCGTCCGCCCCATAGCGAGTGTAAAACGTCCCCTTCGCGTCGTGCGTTGTCGGCGTTGCCCAGCCTTTCTCCAACCCACCAGAGCCGCTGTCTGATATGCGGCGCACCGACGCCCGCAGCGCAGAGATCAACCGCCCCGCTGGCGTAGCCCGTTGCTTCCAAGTCAGCGCATACAAGGTCGAGCCAACCAAGGCCGTCTTTGCTTGCAACTTGCTCACCAAGGACGATTGGAGGCTGGCACTGGCTGATGAGGTGGTGGAACGCGGGCCACAAGTGCCGCTCATCATCAAACCCTGCGCCTTTGCCTGCCGCGCTGAAAGGCTGGCAAGGACATGATCCTGTCCATACAGCACGATCATCGGCCCATCCTGCGCGGCGGAGGGCGTAGGACCAGACCCCGATTCCTGCGAAGAAGTGGCACTGAGTAAATCCTTTGAGGTCGTTTGGGGTGACATCTTCTATGCTCCGATCATCTACTACGCCGTCGGCAATGTGTCCTTGTTTAATCAATTCGCGCAGCCAAGCAGCCGCTTTTGGGTCATACTCGTTGTAATATGCAGTCAATGGCAGATCCTCTCTTTTCTGGTGTAACGAGGGCTCAACATATGACCGATCCGCAAAGCGCGCAAGGATCGGTCAAAGAAAAAAGAAGACCCGCCGGAGCGGGTCTCAAGTTCCAGCAGAGAGGTGAACCACAGACTTGCGGCGACCGCGCCATATGTCCTATGGTGCGGACCTGCCAAGGAGCACAACAGGAGCAAAAACAATGCCACCAGACGGAGATCAATCACAACTGATAGCGGACGCGGTCGCCGCATCTACTAAATACCCGATCTTCTGGGTCAATGTCTACACCGATCAGCAAGGTGACAAACATAAGATCCCCGCGCTAAATCGCGACATCTGCCAGAAAAATAAATGGGGACAGGGGACCGGCGACGACTTCAAGGCTGGGTTCTACGCCGCGACGCAGGACCAAGACGTCCTCGAAGCGATGTTCGACGCCGCCGGTGGGCGCGCCACAGCCTTCGGCGTTGCGACCGGCGCGGCAGGGCTCGTCGTGATCGACGACGACCGCGCCAAGAAGGACGACCCGGTCGCCGAGGCGTTCTTCGAGCGGCACGGTCCAGAGCTCGCGCAGGCGCGGATCCACCGGACGACCAGCGGCGGAAAGCACTTTATCTTTGAAGCGCCCGAGTGGACTATCGTCTCGTCGCGCAAGACCTGCGACGCGATCGACATCCGCGCCTCGACAGGGTTCGTCGTCTGGCCCCCGTCGCTGGGTTATTCGGTCACGCACGACGTCGAGCCGCCGCAGATGTCGCGCGCTCTGCTCGCGGATCTCTTGCGGATGCAGACCGCTTATCGTGTCAGTGGGGCCGAAGGCGCGGGCGCGGATCTCACCGGCGTCGACGTCGCAGACCTCGAGCAGCGGATCCGCACCGGAGCCGACTTTCACTATACGACCCTCGAGCTGACAAAGCGGTGGGCGCTGGCCGGTATGGAGCACGACGAGGCGCTCGAGAAGCTCCTCGCTCTCTACGACGAGGCGCGTCCCAAGGGCGGCGCGGCGCTGGGCCGGTGGCAGAAGGCACGCAAGGACGCAGAGCGCGCGCTCGAGGGGGCGATCCGCAGGTTCCGGCCCAGAGACGAGCGCGCCGTTCTCGATGCTCTGGCGGGGCTCCTTGGCGCTCCTCCGGAGGGCGTGGTCGAGGAGATCGAGGAGCAAGTGGAGCTCGAGGGGCACGCACCGCGTCCGCTCTACACCTACGAGCCGCGCCGGTGGCTTTTGGGAAACATCCTGATCCGGCAATACGTCACGGTCCTCGCCGGATCTGGGGGCGGCGGCAAGACGTCGCTCGCGATCGGGTGGGCGCTCTCGCTTGCGTCGGGCAAGCCGGTGATGGGCGAGCGCGTGGGCAAGCCGCGCCGCGTGCTGATCTGGTCGGAAGATCCGCCGGAGGAGCTCTCGAAGCGCGTCGACGCAGCGATGCAGATCCACGGGCTCACGCGCGCCGACATCGGGGACCGGCTCCTCGTCGTCTCGATCGACGAGCTCCGCATCACGATCGCGCGGTTTAGCCAAGAGCTGCGCGAGGTGATCGCGGTCGATGTCGCAGCTCTCAAGCAGATCATCGTCGCAAACAAGCTCGACGTGCTGGTCCTAGATCCAATCGCCGAGCTTCACGAGCTGGAAGAGAACGATAACGTCCAGATGTCCAAGCTCATGGGCATGGTGCGATCAGTGGCGCGCGAGACCAAGACGGCGATCCTGCTCTTGCATCACGCATCGAAGGCGTCGGTCGACGCAGGCAAGAAGAGTGCGGCGACCGCGACGCGCGGTGCGGGCGCGATCGTCAACTCGGCGCGCGTCTCGATGGTGCTCAACGAGATGACGGCGAAGGACGCGCAAGACTTCGGGATCCCCGAGAACGAGCGCGCGCTCTACGGTGAGCTCACGCGCCCGAAGTCGAACATGAGCTCGCGCACCTTCGGCGGAGACTTCGTCAAGGTCGAGCTCGTCCCGTTCGGGAACGGCGACGCAGAGAACGACGAAGACGTCGTAGCGGTCTCGACGACGTGGAAGCCGTCCCCGGGCTCGCAGGTCGAGCGCGTGGGGGACATGGTGCTCGCGGTGCAGGTCTTGCAGTCTCTACCCCCGCAGGAGCGCCGCACGAAGGGCGCGTCGCGCGCCGACTACGCCGTGGCGAAGGCGCTCGGCTTGGATCTCGGCTATGAGAAGACGAAGATCGACCTGACGAAGGAGGAGAGCGCGGCGCGCGGTCGCGTGACGGCCGTCCTTTCCCAGCTCGTCGGCATGGGCGCGCTCGAGGTCGTCGACTTCAAAGATACCGGCCCCAGCAAGAACAGCGGCAAGGCATACGAGGTCACGAAGGGCGGTCTCGCGCTTGTCCAAAACATGATCGGGGAGGACGAAGAATGACCGCGCAAAGCATGGTTTTTCGTTCTCTCTTTGTTCAGGAGGGGAGGACAGATTTCCCTATAGTGTTATCCTCTCCTCTCCTCCTTGATCCTGACCGGTTGGAACCCGAAGGGGAAACCCCGCTAGCGCGGGGGTTACCCCTCCGGGGTTCTGGCCGATTTTGGGTCACCCCAGCCTTTTCTCTACTCCCAGCAAAGGATCTCCAATGGCGCGCTATCTAGGCATCGACCCCGGTCTTGGGGGTGGTCTCGCTCTCATCGAGACCAAGGAGGGCGCGCCTCCCGCGTTCGTGGCGGGGACGCGCGTCCCGATCGTCAAGAACAGGGGCAAGAGCATGGTCGACGCGCGTGCGCTCCTCGTCTGGCTCGATGACATCGGGCACATCGACCAAGCGGTCATCGAGCAAGTCGGATCCCGCCCGGGGCAGGGCGTTGTCTCGGCGTTCACCTTCGGCAGGGCAACCGGCGCGGTCGAGACGATGGCGCACCTCATGGCCGAGACGGTGATCTGGGTGACGCCTGCGGTCTGGAAGCGCGACCTCGGGCTGGGCACAGAGAAGCGCGACAGCCTCGACCTATGTCGCTTGCGGTTCGGTGACGCCTTCACCTTCCGCGCTATCTCCGACGACGGCGTAGCGGAAGCCGCGCTTTTAGCGTATCATGCAGCCGGATACCGGTGAGGGACATCATGGACGAGACCACAGCAAAGCCTGCACGCAAGAAGACGGGCCCCAAGGGGCCTAGCAAGCCGCTCGATGACCTCGAGCAGGTGATCGAGATGATCCGGATCCAGTGCACCCGCGACGAGATCTGCAAGGTTCTCAGCGTGTCAGAGGAGACGCTGAACCGCCGCATCAAGGAGAAGGGCATCGAGGGCGTCGAAAATTTTGCGTCGCTCTATGAAAAGCACGCGAAGGAGGGCCGGTCGTCGCTGCGGCGCGCCCAGTGGAAGGCCGCGCACAATGGCAATGTGACGATGCAGATCTGGCTGGGAAAGCAGATGCTCGGGCAACGCGACCAGATCAAGCAGAGCGTCGAGATCACCGGCGCGGACGGCGGTCCGATCCAGACGGTCGACTATTCCAAGCTCTCAACAGAGGCGCTCCTCGAGCTATCGAAAGCGATGACCCATGCAGCTCCCGAAGATCACGACGGCGGACCGCGACTTAATTGAGGCGGAGCTATGCCGCCGGTCGGTGCTCTACTTCGCCCAGACGTTTTGGCCGGTGCTCGAGCCCGGTCGCAAGCTCGTCACCGGCTGGCCGATCGAGGCGATCGCCGAGCACCTCGAGGCGGTCACGCGCGGCGAGATCCGCAAGCTCCTGATCACGGTCCCGCCCGGGTCGATGAAGTCGCTTCTCACGCGCGCCTTCTGGCCGACGTGGAGCTGGGTCTCGGGCCCGTCGCTGCGTTACATCGGCGCGTCTTACGCCGAGGCGCTGGCCGCTCGAGACAACCGGCGCGCCAAGATGATCGTCGAGAGCCCGCTCTATCAGCGTCTCTTCCCGCACGTCCGGCTCTCTGACGATCAGGCGCAGAAGGTAAACTTCGCCAATACAGCAACGGGTTCGATGATGGCGACCTCGGTTCGAGGCCGCGCGACGGGCGAGCGCGGTGACGTCTTCGTCATCGACGACCCCCACAACGTGCTCGAGGCCGAGAGCGAGGCGATCAGGGGCGAGACGCTGCAATGGTTCCGCGAGGTCGTGCCGAGCCGCGTCAACGATCTGGACCGGAGCGCCTTCGTCTGCATCATGCAGCGCGTGCACCACGAGGATGTCGCAGCGGCGGCGATCGAGCAGGGCTGGGAGCACCTCCTGATCCCCATGCACCACGACCCAAGCAGGGCGCGCACGACCTCGATCGGGTGGACAGATCCGCGCACCGAGCCCGGCGAGCTCATGTGGCCGGAGCGGTTCTCGGCGAAGGCGGTGGCCGAGCTCGAGACGACGCTCAGGATCTACGCCGCCTCGGCCCAGCTCGAGCAGCGCCCGACGCCGAGAGAGGGCGGTTTGTTCAAGGCAGACAAGATCCAGATCATCGACGCCGTGCCGCACGACGAGGAGATCGTCTGGTGCAGGGCGTGGGACTTGGCCGCGACGTACGGCGGCGGCGCTTACACCGCAGGCGTGCTCGTCGGATGGCGCGTGGCGGCGCGCCGAGTGATCATCGCAGGCGTTCGGCGCGAGCGCGTCGGTCCCGAGGGCGTGCGGCGGCTCATCGAGGACACGGCGGAGATCGACGGCGGCGACGTCCCGATCTCGATCCCGCAGGATCCCGGCCAAGCAGGCAAGGCGCAGGCGCGCGACTTCACCGTCCGGCTTGCCGGTTACCGCGTGCGGATCGAGCCGCAGACAGGCTCGAAGGAGACCAGAGCAGAACCGCTCGCGGCGCAGGTCGAGGCAGGGAACGTCGACATCGTGACCGGTCTATGGAACAGAGACTTCATAGAAGAGCTTCGACATTTCCCGAGAGGCGTGTATAAGGATCAGGTGGACGCCGCGAGCTCGGCATTTAACGCCGTAGCACCTAAGCGTCAGAAAAAGACCGGTCTTTTCGTGGTCGGTGATCATGTGGGCAATAGAGCGAGGCCGAGCTGATGGCACAAGCACCAAAGAAGGCGACGGCGACCCGGGAGCTGGGCGCGTCGGGATCCTACGGGATGAACGACCAGCTCCGGCCGGACGAGTTTCTCCCTAAGCTGCGGGGGCTCAACGCGACGCGGACGTTCCGCGAGATGAAGGACAACGATCCGGTAATCGGCGCGATCCTCATGGCGTTCGAGATGCTCCTGCGCGCGGCGGAGTTCCGCGTCGAGGCGGCGAACGACAGCCCAGAGGCCGAAGAGGCGAAGCTCTTCGTCGAGCAATGCTTCGAGGACATGGAGGGGACGGTCGACGACTTCCTCGCCGAGGTGCTGACCTTCCTCCCCTTCGGGTTCTCGGTCTTCGAGGTCGTCTACAAGATCCGAGGCGGGCGCAACACAAGCGATCCGACGCGCTATTCGCAGTTCGATGACGGCCGCTATGGGATCCACAAGCTCGCACCGCGCGCCCAGTGGACGATCGACCGCTTCTTGACCGACGCGAACGGCGCGATCACCGGCGTGCGGCAGACGGCGCTCACGCTCAAGATGGGATCGGTCGAGATCCCGATCGAGAAGCTCCTGCACTTCCGCACCTCGACGATCAACAACGACCCGAGCGGGCGCTCGATCCTTCGCAACGCCTTCACGTCCTACCATTACTCCTCGCACATTCAGATGATCGAGGCGATCGCCGTCGAGCGCGAGATGAACGGGATCCCCGTCGGGCGCATCCCGTCCGAATATCTGGCCGACAGCGCGACCTCAGCACAGCAGGCATTCACGAACGCCTTCAAGAAGATCCTGCGCGACGTGAAGTTCAACGACCAAGGGTTCATCCTGATCCCCTCGGACGTCTACGAGAACGACGACGGCTCGAAGACCTCGATCCCAATGGTGCAGTTCGACCTCGTGACCGCCAAGGGGACGCGCGCGATCCCGACCGGAGACGTGATCTTGCGGCATCAGCAGAACATCGCGCGGTCGGTGCTGGCCGACTTCCTGATGCTCGGCAGCGGCGACAAAGGATCCTTCGCGCTATCGAAGAGCAAGACAGATCTCTTCCTCGCAGCGGCGGGCGGTTACACC